GTGGATCAAAACAGAGGGGGTTCGTTTAAAAATCAGCCAAAGAATCCTATTTATAGCCTAGATACTGATTTTGCTTATCTTATTGAGAATGTCTTTTGGAAGATTCGTTCGTTAGGAAAAATTGCTAATCAGAACTTAATAATACGGGATATGATTCCGTATTATTTCACTCACCCCCCACTAGTGATGCTCCACAGGACTGTGATGGTTTCTGTGGGCAACTCTTTTTCTTGATAAGTAAAAAAGACCCTCCCGGATAATAAAAGACCCGCAAACTAACATTTAAGCTATTTTTGCCTGTGTTCCGTATAGTTTAATATTAAACTGTAATTACCGTACCGTCTCTAAAAATAAACTGGATGTTATCAGCACCATAAACTATTACTTTATCAATGGCTGCTAACCATAATCTTTCATCAAAATCATCGACTAGAAGCGGTCGGGTTTCGATTTCCCGAATAAACCTTTCCAGTGTCAATGATTTGTTTTGACGGTTTCGCTGCTTATCCTCCAGTTCGGCAACCCGCTCTGTTGCTATCCGGTGACGCTCCATGTATCCCTGGTGCCGTTCGTTAAATTCATCCTGATTAACCGAAAAGCGGGCATTATCATAAATGGATTTTCTCGTGAGTTCGGAAACAATCTCAATTTCGCGGTGCAGTTCCTTAAGTTCCGTATCAATTGCTGAACAGTCGCATAAGACTTCTTGGGCTAGCTGGCAGTTGGCGAGCAGCTCATCCCGACCACCCATTAATATATTAAATGCCGTCAGAAACCGCTGCTTAACTTCATCTTCTGTGAGATGGGGTGTTAGACAAGGTTTATCGTTTTTGTACTTCTCATTACACCGCCATACCGTGCGCCGGTATTTAGTATTTGAACCCCAGACCTTGGAGCCGTAAAAACCACCACACTCTCCGCAGATGATTTTTGCAGCGAACGGGCTGTGGCAGCTAATTGGTCTGCCAAGCTTTTTACGCCGTTTCATCTCAATCTGCACCATGTCGAATTCGTCAGGCTCAATAATGGCGGGATGGCTGTTTTGTACATAGTATTGCGGCACCTCGCCCTCGTTTAATTTGGTGGTCTTGGTAAGAAAATCCACCGTGAAGCGTTTTTGCAGAAGTGCGTCACCCTTATATTTTTCATTGGTCAGAATGCTTATTACTGTAGCCACTTGCCAGGTTTTCTTACCGCATGGCGAGAGGATACCCTGATTGACAAGATGCTTAGCGATGGCTGATGGCGTTTTACCCTCAAGAAACATCCTGTAAATCAGTCTCACTGTTTCCGCTTCCTTTTCTACGATTTTGGGCGACCCATCCTCGCCCTTTTCATAGCCAAGGAAGTGGGGGTAAGGCATGCTGACTTTACCATCAGCCATACGCTTACGTTGGCCCCAGGTTACATTTTCGGAAATTGAACGGCTTTCCTCTTGCGCCAAACTGGACATAATGGTGATAAGCAACTCACCCTTGCTGTCCAGCGTGTAAATATTCTCCTTCTCAAAATAGACCTCAACATCTTTTTCCTTTAACTTGCGCACCGTAACCAGAGAATCAACCGTGTTTCTCGCAAAGCGGCTGACTGACTTGGTGATTATTAAATCCATCATCCCATCCAGGGCATCTGCAACCATTTGTTTGAACCCATCGCGTTTTTTGGTGTTGGTAGCGCTGATGCCTTCATCGGTGTAGATTCCGGCAAAAACCCAATCAGCACGTTCGTTAATGTATTTCGTATAGTAGTCTACCTGGGCTTCATAGCTGGTAAGCTGTTCCTCAGAATCTGTTGAAACGCGGGCGTATGCGGCTACTCTTTTTCTTGCTACCCCAGGCGTTTCCGGTACAAGACGGTTTATGGTTGGTGGTATGACAGTAACGGCTCGGGCGGGCTTCACTTCAAATCCCCCCTTTGGTATGCAAGCGCCCTTTCCCGCGCCTGCTGTTTCTTTTCATCGTCCCAGCTCGATTTGCGCGACCGGTCTTGCCAGAGGGCTTCAACTTCACGACCATCCTGAAATATATAGATGACCTTGCTGGCTTCCGGCACCCGCATCTGTTTAATCTGTGCCTTGAAAACCTCCTCGTCGAATTCCGCTAGGCCCAGCACTTCAGCGGTCATCGAAAATAAGATTGGCTCCGGAATCTGTTTAGCTGGACAGGCGTTTTTGCCGGATTGGACGAAGGTAGCACAGTTCCACGCTGCATGCCCCTTGTAGGTTACCCGTCGGTAGTTTTTTCCGCAGCGGGGGCAGAGGATTAAACCGGAAAACGGGTAATTGTTGGCCGGGTTTTCCTTCACATTTCTGTTCTCCCGGCGTTCAGCCATTATTTCCTGCGCCTTTTGAAATGTTAGAGGATCAATGATTGGCTCATGGGTTCCTTCAACATAGTACTTTGGCAGGGTTCCCCCGTTATAAACCAGCTTTTTTGACAAATGGTCAGCAACATACTTTTTCTGAAGCAGTGCGTTACCAGAATACTTTTCGTTATTAAGGATGGCCAGAACCCGTTTTGCTGTCCACTGTCTGCCGCGATAGGTTAACGCACCCGTTTCCCGCAGCTTGCCAGCAATCCGATCGCACCCCAGGCCGTTTATGTAATAAGTATAGATCTTTCGAACGATTTCAGCCTGTTCCTGATCGATTTCAATTTGACCATTGTTGATTCGGTACCCGTACATGAAACGCATGTTTACGATCTCACCTTGCTGAAAACGCTTGCGAATCCGCCATTTGCAGTTCTCACTAACCGAGCGGCTTTCTTCCTGGGCATAGGATGCCAGGATGGTCAACATTAGTTCACCGTCCCCGTTCATGGAGTGAATATTCTGTTCCTCAAAATACACGTCAACACCAAGCATTTTCAGTTTCCGCACGGTTTCCAGGAGTGTTACCGTGTTGCGGGCAAAACGTGATATAGATTTTGTAATGACCATGTCAATCTGGCCAACCTTGCAGTCGGCAATCAGACGCTGAAACTCCGGGCGAGCGTCTTTGGTTCCTGTCAGTGCCTCGTCGGCGTATACACCAGCGTATTCCCAATCCGGGCGTTGCTGAATGAGGTTGCTGTAATAGCTGACTTGGGCCGCTAGAGATTGTAACATCGCATCTTTTCCGGATGAAACACGTGCATATGCGGCAACCCGTAATCTCATCGGGAGCGGGAGCACCGAAGGTGATATCTTCGTAACTATTCTATCCATAATGACCTCCTTTCGCTATAACATATTCGCTCGAAACGCCCATATTATCAAGCGTTTTGGCGATATATACTGCGTTTAGAAAGCCCATATTTTTCAGCGATAGATGTCTCAATTTTTATCAGTTCATCTTCACTTATAATTCCTGCTGCAAGCCATTTTTTAAATACCGCTATCGTGGCTGTATAGTAGATAACTGCTAACGCCTTACTCATACCGCACCACCTTTGACCTGCCGTAGCAGGCTCGAGAGCAGTATTTACGGTTCTTATTTCCATAGCTTTCAAACTCACGACCACATACAGGGCAGGTAAAAGTATAGATGGCTTTCCGGTTGACGGCTTCCGGATGGTCGTTCCACCAGGCCATGCGGCATTTATCCGAACAGAACCGTTTAGGCTTCACACCAGCGGTCTGAGCAAGAGGTGTTCCGCACTGTCGGCAGAATATCCCTTCCTTCTGAACACCGGTTCCAGTATAAGCACTACCAAGGTTGTTCCTGCGACAGAATGACTTCACTGTGTTTTCCGAAATACCGAGAGCCTTCGATATTCTTGAATAGCTAAAGCCTTGCCGGCGCATTTTAATGATTTGCTCTTTTTGCTGTTTCGTCATTGTGATACCTCCTCCGAAGGCAAACCTCAAAAAGCCTTCGGTATAAGCCACAGGCGGAAGAAGAATCGGACGGTATCAAAAATAAAAACACCCTAATACCTCCCACTGATATGCAAAAAATCAGCGGAACTCGCCCCCCCAAAAAAGAAACAGCCCGCAGAGCGTGTTGATTTGCTCCACGGGCGAGTCTTGGGTTATGGTGCTAAGATTTCTGGGGTGAGATGTATTCTGCCATTCTTTCAATTAGTAATCCGGCATATTCGCCCTTTACAACCTTGCCTGACCGGGCATTTTTCTGCCAGTAGTCCGGGGAATTGATTATACCTTTACTGATCAGCAGGTCCAGCGCTTCTGTTAGATCATCCTTTTCACACTCTGTTTCTTCAATATATTTAATTCCTAAATGGGATAATATCGCCTTTGATATCCCTGTAACAATAGCTTTCTTGTGAATATCAAACAAGACATTATCCTGGCTGTTATCGATAAATCCTATCTCAATTAAAACCGCCGGTGCTTTGGTTTTTCTTAAAACATGAAAGTTACCGGTTTTAACTCCACGATCTTTAAAGCCAGCTTCTACTAATGCTTTTTGTATTTTTGTTGCTAAACTTATAGTCTTTTCTGATGCATTCATATAAGTATAGGTTTCAGCACCTGTGCCTGTTTCCGGTTTAAATGCATTCCTGTGAAATGATATAAAGTAATTATAATTTTGCTGATTGGCAAAAGCACTTCTTTGAGTTAGACCCACAGTCACATCAGCGGTTCGAGTTTCATCAACGTTAATACCATGCCTTCTAATTTCTTCAGCTACTTCCCGACCCAGGCTCAGTACGTCTGCCGCTTCCTTACGTCCGTTATATACTGCCCCCGGATCAGTCCCGCCATGGCCATAATCAAAACACAGCTTAATCATGGGCAGAATCCTCCTTGCTCAGTTGGGCTAAAACAGCCTTTAATTTCTCAGGTATGGGCAGGCCAATCTTAGCGGTGTTTTCCAGAATACTGATACCTTCATTGGATAAGTAGAAGAAAATAACTGCTGTTCGTATAGCCCCGCCGCTTTTAATAAACTCCGTATCAATAACATTGGCCACAGCCACCAGCATAAATATTAATATCTTCTTCATAATGCCCGTAGCACCAACTTCACTGGAAAGTTGTTTTTCTGCAATAGCTACCATGACTCCAGTTAGGTAGTCGATTATGACAAAAGCCAGTAGAGCAAAGAGAAACCCATCCCATCCTCCCAACAACCAGCCTAAATAACCGCCTATGGCAGTTGTAACGATTTGAATTGCATTAATAATGTCTTTCATAATAAACCCCCTTTTATTTCGTTAAATAAAAAAAAGCCTTTCGGCTTTTGACAAAATAATTAAATTCTAAATTCCCCTGAGTTAAGCCAGTTTACGCCACCATTCACAAGATGCAAACCCGCCATATGTGTTATTGGTTGAGATAGAACCCATAAAACCAATTCTATCCGGTGCGCTCAGCCAGGATGATACATTGACATCAGATTTAAATTTTATCCACGATTTGCCGTCATGTGATACAAAGAAATCATACTGAGTTGCAGATTTCCTCTGCAATTTCAAATAAATCCAATTGCCTGTCGGCCATCCGGCTATAGCGGTAAAGCCTTCTTCCGAGGCCCAGGATGTAGGACTGTTCCACTTCTTCCAACAAGCACCACGTCCATCCAGTCCAAATGACATGGCACGTCCACTACTTGAATCCCTTAGAAACAACGAAGTTTCATAGTAATTTATTTGTTGCGATAGCATCCTTAATTTAGCCGCATAAATCCAGGTAGTATCTGCAGTAAGAGACTGTTCTATACCAGTGAATTGTACGGTATCGCTGGTTGATAAAGATATTGTTCCTGATTTATACTGCTCCAAATAGGTTTGTCCCACCTGATTTACCCATTCCCAATTCGCAGGGAATTCGGTCGATCCATCATTGGCAAATTCATAATCATATTCTGAAGGACTGCCAGGCACGTCATCCGGCGAAGGATAAGCAGACCCTCCGCCTTCCCCACTGGCTCCAATAGTAATAACCTTGGTTTCATCATTTTGGGTTAAGGCTACATTACTGCCCGCAGCCAGGGTTACCTCTCCTGTTAGAACATTGGCACCCGATTTCTTTAGACCACTCACTCTGGGTAAGAAATCGTGAGGACTGTTCGCATGTCGGGCTTCGTTTAGATACTGGGGATGATCATCTTGATCTAAGCCAAGAATCAGTCCATGGGTATGGTTATGGCTTATACCCACCGGGCTTTCTGTAGCTGGATTAGATAAAACGCTGTCACTAGTGTACATGGATATGCGTTCAACTAGCTGTGCCAGCCTGATATCATGTTCCAGCATAATATTGTTTAGTTCCAGCACATAGGTTATTAATCCGGTTTCATTATCTTCCTCGCAGGTTATGCCTTTCACCCGAACCTTACCATCAAACCCGGCAATATCACTCCCTTCTGGTGGAATATACCAGCCTATCCAATCCCCAGGTATAAATGTTTCAAAAGGCTTAAGCTTATTGCCAGTAGAGTCAATATACTTAATTACCGTCCCCTGTATACCCCAGCTAACCATTGCTGCGCTTCTTAGAAACATCTGGCCGTAATCCTGCAGCCTGGCCCAGTCGTTAGGGATATTTCTTGCCTGCAGATAACCTTCCCTTCGTCCCCAGTCCGTCTGGCTGGTGGGATGCGAGGTTTCTATTAAGCTTCCGCCTTCCCCTTCTACCAGCAGAGCATTGGTTACTTTGGTGCTGTCACTTTGATTCTGGTGCTCTAAAATAGCCTGGCCTGGCCGGTATTTTACAGTGTCATATTTATCGGTTCCTTTTGATTTATAGAGTTTAAGATGCAGGCTGGACGTCATCTCAAAATCAAACAGTCCCATCCCGTCACTCAGCTTGTTTGCTACTTTGGAAAGCGGTGTTCCGGCATGAAAGGATATGTTAGTCATATCCTCAAAGGGATTACCCAAAGAATCGGTATCTGCAGTCCAATCTAATACTACACCGGGCAGGCAACCTCTTTGCTGGGCTTCCAACACAAGCTGCTTAAATATTGCAGCTCCATGAACATTGCTCCAGGATCTTTCCAGAGACGATGGATATGGCATTCCTTCCGGATATACTACCGCCCGTTCCAAAAGTGCCAGAACCCCTCTGCCGCTAACTTCAATCATCTGCTGCTCATTGTCATCTACATAAGCAGGCTTTCTGGACTCAATGATCCACTTAAACAGGTCAATCCCATCCAGTCTGCACAGTATCAGATTTTCATCAGCTATGTATTCCCGGTTGCCTCCTTTCACATCATATCTGCTGATACTAAATTTACCGCTGCCCGCGTTATTTAATAGAACCTGAAACGATTTATTTTTTGCGCCCTCAAGCTGGCAAAGGATGGTATTAGGGTTATTCTTATCGCAGACAAATAGCTCTATGCCAATATCATCAGCTGATTCTGCCTCATATACCTCAAGACCGATAATATTGCTGTACCTTACTCCAGGTGGATCTGGAACAGTTAGTGCTACCTTTACCGCACCGCTTTCAGCATCATTAGGAATTTGAATAATAATCTGCTGCCAGCTCCATGCGATTAAATTGCAGAGTTGTTCCCCTAAATAGACCGACCCGCCATATCCTCTGGCTGCCCTGTCAATATTATCCGGATCTGCTTCAGCTTTGGCTCCAAAGCCGCTGCCGTATATAGTAATGACACTTCCTTTAGCTGCCCTGGTAGTAGATAGTCTCTCTATAGTTGGAAAGGGTGGATCATCAGTGATGTTTTCATAATCGTAAAGGGCTCTTTTATTGCTCCAATCCGGGCCATATTTGGCTATGTTCTCATATAAATAAATGATTCGTTTATTAGGCCAGTCAGGCCCATACTTAGCCACATTCTCTATGCTGTATAGACAGCGTTTTAAGATATGAGTTATGGTAAAGGAACGCGTATTTGATATACTAGTACCGCTGTCATTAGTGGCCTGCACCCTCCAATACCAGGTGCCATCGAAAAGGGTAACAGCCATTCTGCAGGTAGTTCCTGAGCTAACATTATAAAAGGTGCTGCTTCTCTTGTTCTCACTGTCGAAGGTGTTAACGGTATCTACCTCGATAACTACAGTTGATGCCACCAGGTTGTCCTCTGTATCCGTATAAGTAGCATCAAAATGCAGCTGCAGTACATTAGCTTCATAAAGATCATCAGGTGAAACTAGATTTATTCCAGGTAATCCCATCTACTTCACCTGCCTAAGTCCAGCTTCCGACTGTAGCAATAATCCTTGCTGCTTTTGGCCCTAAAGTTAAGAGAGGTGGTGCAAGTGCATTCCTTATGTACACTGTGCTGCTCAGACTGTTTGGGCCTATGCTGGCGATGTCTAAGACGCTTTGCCAGGGACCGTCCTGTGACCAGGCCAGCATGAAGTCATCATGGTTTAATTGCAGGTTGACATTATTGGCTATTTTTTCAGTACTGGCATTTTTGACCTTAATAGATGTGATCTGGGTTGTACCCTCAGGCCTGTCCTCCCAGTCTATTAATGAGGTCAATTCATTTCCTGAGGTATCGCAAAACACGATATCATCTACCTGTTCTCCAGCTGCTTTCCTGCCGTATATATGAATACCACAAAGTTTAACCGTTGAGTTATATGACGAGGTTCTTATCCCAAAGCGCAATGCTTTTATCGGGCTTGAAAAGGACACGGTAAATATTTTATCTCTCCAATTGTCCAGATTGGCACTTGGGGTTGGATAAGAATAGACTGCTGTTTCCCAGCTGCCATCCATACCGTTGGTAGTATCTACGGAGCCTTGTATAACTCTTTCATCCAGACCACTTATTCCACTGGCTGGATATTGCACCCCAATCTTGTTTATCTCTCTGAGCTCGGGGAAAAAGAACCAGAATCCAAACCCCGGTTTATTGTCGGTGGCACCCCATGTCTGCGCCCGGTCCTCTCGGTTTAGGTTTTGTTTGCTTTGCCCATCTAACCAGCTGCTAACGCCATTTCCAAATATAGTGGCTAAATCAACCCAGGATTGATAGCGATAGCCCACTTCTGTCCCATCTATGTCAAATGGAATTCTATGTTCTAGTATTGCTGGGTACATCCTTTCACCTCATCTCCTAAAAATATGCCGGGTAATATTCAAGCTTGATACTTCCATCTGCTGTCCCATCACAGCTAAGACGTAACTGGTTATATCCGGATTCAAGTATTAACCAGTATGCATCTCCTCCATGCTTTATGGCTGATAGCATATTGGAGCCGCCTTTTTCACAGCTAAAATCCCCGCTATCAATTACAACGCTTTCTCCGCCACTGATAATTCCTTGATATTGAACCCACACTCCACTATCCAGGCATTCCAGCTTGGGATACTCCAGGGGTCCGGTTAAAGTTATGATTGCACTGGTTACCAGGGCAGTACCGGGATTATGATGGTTCCATTCGTATAAATCGGTATTTATCGTTTTCGTCTCCTGGGTTTTCAGAACACCATAAAAACAAGGCTCGGCCAGAAGGAACTCTACAGTAAACAAAGCGTAACCAGCCTGCTTTTTAACAAAACTGACCGGAGCATATATCTCTGCCAGGGCTTCTCTTTCAGTACCATCAGGAAGTATTCTTTTTAGGGTTTGCTGGCCCCGTATACCAAAGACACTGCTTAAAAACTCAATGTTTTGATATAGGGTCTGTGCTTGACTCAGGCCGCTGGGGATCTTTCCGGTTAGAAAATCTACTCCTCTTACCCACATGGCCAGCATAATAATTCTTTCTTCATAGCGCTTTTTAATCCAGCGCCTTCCGTTCTGAAAAGGCACTTGAATATTACTTCCTCTGAGCCCCGGTTTTCCTATGCCATCCGGAATTCCAATCACTGACCAGGCTTTAGTATTAAGTTCTACCCCGCCAAATTGCCAGGTTTGACCTTCCATGTATTGTTCACCTCCTTAAAGAAGTCCATAGGACTGCCTTAGAAGTACCCGGCGGGTGCTGTCTGCCGATGCCTCCTGCTTGGGATTATTAATGGTTATGTCATAGTTGTTAGTTACGCTGCCACCTGGTAAGGATGTCTCTGTACCGTCTTTTTTTATCCCCGCCTTTATAAGGGCTCTGGCTATAATTTCATCCAGTTTGTCTACCGGCACTACTGCTTCGGGTCCTGACTCACCTATCCCAATGATGCTGGGGCTGGTGAATATACCTCCGCTGGCATACCAGTTGACAGCTAACTTGGGTACCTCTGGCGGACTTAAGCTAAAGCTGCCGGTCAGCTTAAAATGCGGCAGCTTGATTTTAGGTATATTAATTTCCGGGAGCTTTAGGTTGGCAAAAAAGTTATATATGGCATCCACTACAGTTTTGACCGTATTTTTGGCAGCATTGATAGGTGTTTCAATAGCATTTTTTATTCCCTGCCAAATAGTACCCGTCACATTTTTGACTGTATTCCAAACCCCGGTTACGGTGTTTTTAATAAGATTTAGGACAAGAGAAATAACGCCTTGAATTAACTCCAGTGCGCCGCCTATTATGTTTTTGATTCCATTCCATAAGTCTTGAGTTAGACTCTTAATACCTTCCCAGACTCCCTGCCAGTCTCCTTTGATCAGGCTGGCAACGATCTTTATTATGTTTTTTATAACATTCAATACTGTAGATATAACGGAAGCTATGATTTTAAATGCAGCTGAAATAACTGCGACTATATCGTCTCCATACTTTTTCCATATAGCGCTGGCAACAGCAACAAAAGCCTGAATAAGGGTCTTGATCGCTTCAAATACCCCGTTCATAACTGCTTTTATTTGATTCCATACAGCAATTACGCTTTCTCTAAATTCTTCATTATTCTTAAAGAGCATGACAAAAATCGCAATAAATCCGGCTACGGCGGCTATGACTATTCCTATCGGGCCAGTTATTACTGCCAAAGCAGAGCCTAATGCAGCAGATACTCCTCCTGCTGCAGCTATAGCACCCGAAACAGCTGCAAAGGCTGATGATAGGCTTCCGGCAACAGCTACTATTTTTCCTATAACCATAACAACAGGTCCAATAGCTGCGGCAAATATGGCTATTTTAACAATTAGATTCTGCTGCTCTTTGGAAAGCCCCTGAAATTTATCCAATAAAGGTTTTATGATAGCTATCAGTTGTTCCAGAACGGGTATTAATATTTGTCCAAACTGTATACCTATTTGCTGGGCTTGCTCCTTCATAATCCTCAGTTTGTTGGTGGGGCTGTCCATGGTTCTGGCCAGGTCCCCCTGGGCATTCTTGGTGGCTTCCATGATAGCCCCGTAGCGAGCTTGCACTTTTTGGGCTTCAGTCAATTGCTCCCCCTGCTTGGCGATGCCATGGGTATATGCATAAGTCTTGATGGTGGTATCATTAACCAGGATGCCCAAGGCTTTTAATGGTTCAGCTTCACCGGAGATACCAGATTTTAATTTATCGAAGGCTTCCTCTGGTTTTAGGTTGTAAAAGGAGGCCATATCATAGGAGAGCTGGGTTAAGCCTTCGGACATCTGCAAGGATTCATCCGTTGCCAGTCCCATGGAGGTGAGCATGGCATTATATGTAGCCATATTGTTTCTGACATTGTACGCATTAAGCCCCAGGGCTTTAGAGGTTTCTTCTGACCACTTCCTGGCTTCCCCGGCTATAGAACCCATGGCCACTTCGAAAAGGTTTTCAGACTCCACCGCATCCATGGCCATCTTTGTGGCGGCAGTGCCGATACCAACCAGAGGCAGAGTAACGGCAGTCGATAGCCTGGTGCCGGCTGAGACCATCTTATCGCCTACGGCCTTCATCTTTTCCCCGGCTTTATCCATACTCTCCGACAGCTTATACCAGGCTGAGCTTTTTTCTTTTAGTTCCCGGGTGGTTGCTTGTAACTCCCGCTGCATTTTATTAAGCTCAGCGTTGGCATAGTTGAGCTTAATCTTTAGATTCTCCGTTGCTTTGGCGTCCAGGCCCTTCTTATCAACGCTTTCCTGGTAAGACCGAGCCAGGGCTTCTACCTTTTGTCTCTGCAGTTCTATTTGCCGGTTTAGAGTATCGGTTTTCAACTTAAGCCCTTCCGCAGACTTGCCAAAGTCGCCCAGCTTGGAGCTGGCGTGGGCAAACTCGCTCTGCACTATCTTCAGGCTTCTTTGTATTTTACTTATTCCTGCTTGAAAGCCTCGATCGTCGAGCCCTATCCTGGCTACCACGGTGTTGCTGCCACTGGCCATATTTATTCTCACCTCCTCTAGAACAGGATGTTGTCGATGGTGTTGTCCAAGTCCGTATCCTGAATGCCGTGAATCACTTTATATACTCTGAATAGGGCCTGTAGCTTTTTAGGGCTGCTGTTCCAGAACTGCTCCTCGGTCATTTTCAGAAGATTGGTACCCAAATAAAAAAGCCACTCCCAGTCCCATGTATCAGAACTTAAGTGGCTCTCTATTCCCCCAGGTTTTCATCCGCCTCCGGCATAGCCTGGTTTAAGGCTTCGTTAATAGCTGTCCCTAGCCTTTCCAGGTCCTTCAGCTCCAACTGTTCTCCCACCTGCTTTAAGGTTAGGGTCTCATCTTCAGTCTTTACCGCGGCATAGATTAACGCTCTTACCGCCTTCATTTTCATCTTCTGCAAATCCTCAAAGGCAGTGCTTAATTCCCCGTAGATTTCTTCCAGTTCACAAAAGGTGTTCATATTGAGCTTGAGCTCATATTCTTTAGACCCCAAGGTAAACTTGATTCCCTTATTTTTTAGCTCTGCTGCTTTCAATCAATCACCTCCAAAGAAAAAAGACCTACTGCTGTAGGCCTTTGAATTAAGTTTCTTGTTTTAAGAATCAATTGAGTTTCTGACTATAAGTCATATACTAAATCTGAAAAGGCATCATGATACTGCGTAAAAAGGTCTGTATTAAGCGTTGCTGCACCGGATTGAACCTGTTGATACATCATATCTATTTGCGGCGATAATTTATTCCAAACTTCTTTGATGTCAGCATAGTTGCTATCCAACCCCGCAATATATTCATCATAACCTGCTTTCTTTTCCATGGCTTTACTTAGTTGACTCTTGGTAAAATCAATATCGATTTCCTGGCCATAAGATCCTTTCCCATCAGCTAAATAATGACTTATTTCACAGAAACCGTCGTTCCATAAGTCTCCTGTTACATAATTATCTATCCCTGCTAATACACTTGCAGGGTCATCATCTTCTGAAATAGATCCATCTCCACCAAAAGAATCCGCTATTTCTTTTCCAGCGGTCATGAAACCAGACATCACAACGTCAAGCAATTCATCGTTTGTTTCTGCAATGTACCATGTGTCTTGCTCTTTGATGCAGTTAATTTTGATTGTAGCTTCTTTATAAGTTTCTTCAATTATCTTGGCTTGCTCCTTCATAATGCTCATAAATATCTGGTTGTTTTCTTCTTCGGTCATTTCAATACCGCTGAAGGCCAGCCCCATCATCTTTGAAAATGCCTCACCTATAGTAGCCTTTAGAAGCGGACCGCCGTTCACATATTTGCAGTCTACGGTTACGACAGCCTTGTCTCCGTCTATTTCGCTCCCGGTAATTTTATAGGTCATCTTTCCGGCGTTGGTCTTCAAATAGTCTAAGAAATATTTAGTGTAATCATCTTGCTCTTCTTCCAAAATATCATTTGTTTCCCCAATATCTTCGGTATTTGAAGGCACTATCGTCTCTGCCATTGTTTCTACATCAAAATTCTGAGATGCTTTGAGATATTTTTCGACAGTGTCTTCTGGTTTTGCTGTGCCACATCCGATAAGAGACAGCATTATAACTGTGATTACAACAATAGAAAGTAACTTCTTCATGGCGCCCCTCCCTGCTTTTTAACATCCATATAACCAACAACTAGCCAACCACAAATATTCTCCGGTTTCTTTACTATTTATTTTAATTGGTATATTTTAGTTAAGCAAGAAAATGCTGTTATTTGACAAATTTCTAAACAATAGTTGGTTCATCCGGTACGGCTGTAAACCAGGCAGCGATAATGGTTGGATCAATCCCAGTTTCATCTTCATCGGCAATGAAGCGAAAGTTTCCATCATAATCGCGGGAAAAGAAGGTGCCTTTTAATTTGGCACTCTTGGGAGCTGGTTTTTCGGCCTCAGTATCGTATTCATCTGCTGTCAGCTCGAATTTGCCTTTTAAGAGCCAGACATAACGGTACATCCCGTTATGCTTTTTAGATTTGAATCCCAAAGCCAGAGTAGGCGGGATATCTTCCTTGCTTTCAATCAGCACCCCTTTAACTACCTTGGCTCCTTGCAGTGTTGCTCTGCTGGTTAATGACAGCTGGTTCAGTTCAACCTCTACTTCCACGCTATCAAATGATGTTATCACATCCTCCACAATATCATCTGAATAGATGTTCTCCGAGTTGGTCTTGGGGGTAAGCTTCGCGCTTATAGCCCTTTCCAGTTTGCTTGGAGTCTGGTAAGTTACTGCGGTTGAATCATCTGCAGTAAGAACTGCCACATGTATGTCCTTTAAGCCTATTTGCCTTGCCATTTAATCGCCCTCCTTCGGTTCCAGATAGAAAAACCGGAGCCCTTTGTGATAGAGTCCGATATCCTTTTCGTATAAGTCGACTTCATCAAGTCTTTTGAATCCTACCCCCGCAAGTAATGTTTTCACATTATCAACCAGGGCTGTGTAATCGCTGGTTGACCATATATCTACCTGCAGGTAGTGACCGGTGAAAGCTTCTGCATCTTCTTCATACTCCTCACCCGATTGGAAGTACTCATGAAAAGTAATATAGGGGTTTTCGGGTCCGGAATGTTTCTGAAAGCTGACCGGCACCTGAAGCGGTTCCAATGTATCTATAACCAGTTTATTAATCAAGTTCTTCCAGCAGCCCCCTCTCCAATTCCTCTTTTATTAAGGCATTGATACTCCTCCTATTCTCCAAAACCGATTTCTCTGCCCAGTGCTGTGCAGGGATTTTAGAGGTACCCCATTCGGTAAACTTGCTATAGAAGAATTCAGAATTATCACCTTTGTTGGGGCCGATCTTTATAAAATCCAGGCCATCTTCCTGTTCAATATCAGATACCTGAATATTGTCTGCCATATGTCTTTTATTCTCCTGTGACCGGGGAGCCTTTTGCTCCATACTGCTTTTGACCATGGCACCAGCTTTGTTTAGAGCTTTCCTTTTAATTTCTTCACCCTTGTTGCCCAACTTGTTAACCCGATCAATCAGCTCCTGCATACCTTCAAGCTCAATCTTAGCCATCCGCTGCCACCTCCATTGCTTGAATCTCAATATAGCGGTTCTTGTATTTGATATTGTCGATGGCGGTGATGTCGTAGGTTTTTCCCTGGAACAGTATTTTCATGCTTTGGTCCAGTCCAGCCAAATAGCGCACCTTGAACTTGACCGTATTTTGCGCATTCACTTGCGCAGCGGCAAAAAACTCCCGGCCATTGGGATTTGAAACGGCCGCCCATACAGTTTTGTATTCCTGAGAAATCTCACTCTCAAAACCGTTTTCGTTTAATACCTGAGTAATCCTCAGAAAGGTGATTCGATGCTTCATCTCGCCGATGCTCATATCTACCACCCATCCCTTCGATAAGCAAATAAAAGCCGCTTCATCAGTTCGATCATCGCTTTCATATCCATAGTTTCCCGCTGCTCATAAAGGTTGCCGATTGCATAGAAAACTGCCTGTTTTACCGTTTCCGGCACTTCTGTAAATTCGGTCAGGGGAAAGCGCAAGATGTCTTGACAAAGCTCCTCAGCCGCGTTGATAAGATCGGCGATGAGCGTATTGTCCTCATTACCTTCTACCTTTAAATACAGCTTGGCTTCCTCCAATGTGACCACCAATACGCTCACCTCCTCTCACTACTCGGCTGCCATCAGCCCTGCAGCTTTAAGCTTTGCCAGGAGGGCATTGAAATCGGTTACCAGACCTGCTACGTCTGCAGCCGTACTATCTTCCTGACTGGCAGCTGTCTTGGCAGTCAGAGCATCGTTTAATACTTTTCCCTGATTAGCCGACAATGCGCTTGTAGCTGATGTTGAATCCAGGGCATCGACTACCGGAGCAGAGACAACCCCTTCCACACTTGCCCCTTCAACAATAGTCAGCTTGCCGCTGGCAGTAATCTCAAGCTCTCCGCCAATGACGGTTTTTTCTCCGCCCTGCTCGGTATAGTTTTTAACGTTGCTCATTTATGCTTCACCTACGCTTTCATCTGCAGTACTTTAATTGCTTCCGCCAGAATCAGCTTGCCGTCTACCCTTTGAGTAGCCTTAAAGCCAACCTGTCCGGTCACAGCATAAAGCTCGTTCAGTCTTTGAAACGCTCGGCCCTGTCTGTCGGTTACCCAATAGTAACTGAAATCACCAAAAGCAATGGCCTTGGCTCCTGCCGCTACCGTTGGTACATAGGTCGAGGTTTTTACCGGCCGGTTTAGAATAGTATCCGGCTGCCCGGCTTGTACCGAAGGCTGCCATAAATACTGGCCGCTGCCATCTTTAAGTTTTCTTATCAGTTTTACGGTAGCGTCATTCATGGTAAAAACAGCCTTTTTACGATAGGGCGCTTTCAGCGAATAGAACAGGTCCATAATCTCGTCTAAAGTAATGGCAGTAGCCGATGAAGTGGTTACCCCCAGCCCGGCCCCACCGGTGGCATTAAATATACCAGTTGGTTTACCGCTTCCGTCCCCAGTAAAGAAAGCTTCTTCTTCTTTGGCCCCGATTCTTCTGGCGAATTCCCGTGCAATATAGGTTTCTAAATTAAAGATACTGTCATTTAAGAGCTCCTCAGATACCTTGATCATGGTGGCCAGCTTGTAAGCCCCAATGGTGACCTGCCCAAAGGCATCGTCGGATTCGGGTATAACACCTTCTTCATCTACCCAAGACGCAGTACCCTTGCTGGCCACAACCGGGATTTTCTTATCCCCGGATGAAGTAGTGATTACCTTGGCCAGCTGGCGGAAGATATTTTCCTCTTCAAGGGCTTCAATCAAAGTCCTTTCAAACTCATCCGGCACCAGGTAGCCACCTTCGCTGTCAGTACCGATCTGCAAAGCATTCTGTACCTCGAAGCTGTTTTTGCTGCGCATGGCTTTCCAAAAAGCCTGTCCGTATTCATCACTTGCCCTGCCGGTTTTCTGTTCTCCGTTCACGCTAGGTTTGGATAAAATCGGTGTGTTCAGAGGTTTTGCCAGTTCCAGGTCAATGGCCTGCTGTCTCTCCAGTCGGTCAATCTCTCTACCCAGGCTAACAACCTCTTCTTCCATCTTTTCATAAACGGCAGTATCCTCGGCCGAGATCAAACCGTCGGTGCCCCTTTTGCTATCCAAAAACGCTTTAGCTGTCTCCCAGGCCTTAGCTCTTTTATCACGCAGTTCCAAAATCTTGCTCATTAATAACCCCTCCTTAAAGTTTCAAGAGGTCAAGCCTCTTGTCCAATGCGGCAATATCTGTTCCTGTTCTTTTCTCCTCATGTGGTAACTTGTTTAAAAGCGAGTTGACTACTGCCATTTTGCTGAAGATAGCTCCCTCGGTGGCTGGTTGCGGTTCATTATCCTTCTGAAACATGATTTGATCAGCAAAGCCCAGTTCTACAGCTTTTTTGGCATTAAACCAGCTCTCCGCATCCATAAGGTGCGACAGCTTTATTCTGGAAAGACCGGTTTTTAGTTCATAGGCATTGATGATGCTTTCTTTTACCTCATCCAACATGGCCATGGCCTTTTCCATCTCCCCGCTGTCGCCGAAAGCTATGGTCATGGGGTTGTGAATCATCATCATAGATACAGGCGACATCAACACTTCACCACCCGCCATGGCAATAACCGAGGCAGCACTAGCTGCTATGCCGTCAATCTTTACTGTGACCTTGCCCGGGTAGTCCATTAGCATGTTGTAAATCTGACTGGCACAAAAAACATCACCACCCGGGGAGTTAATCCAGATGGTGATGTCGTCTCTTTCACTCAAGAGTTCGTTTTTAAATTGTTTTGGTGTTATCTCATCACCGAACCAGGTCTCTTCCGCAATGGCTCCATCAAGATATAACGTTCGGCCTTCTTCGTTCCTGACCCAGTTCCAAAATTTCCTCTTCAAGGTTTTCCACCCCCGTTTCATTGTTGTTCTTATTGGCAAATATTCCGGCATCGGCCAACTTGGTCATATTGCCGTTAATGAGATACAGATCGCCTCCCAGTTCTTCTGGTATACGGTTTAAATTCTCCAGTTCCCGGATATCATTGGCAGACATCCAGCCATTTTGCCGGCCAACCGCATAGCCGTTCATCCTGCTCTGGTAGTCGCCCCGCAAGAGCCCGTCCACATTAAATTTTATAAAATAATCTTTCTTTTCAACCGGTAATAAGAGGGCTCTCTGCATAGCCTGCTCCCAGCGAACCACCCAAGGGTCAAGAGTATATTTCACAAACTCCAGGCTCTGCTGTTCTATATTAGAAAAGCTGGACTTCTCCAGGTCGCCAATCATGTGCGGCGGTATCCTAAAAATCCTGGCTATCTCATTGATTTGGAATTTGCGGGTCTCTAAAAACTGGGCCTGCTCAGGCGGTATGCCGATAGGCTGAAACTTCATCCCTTCTTCAAGCACTGCTACCCGGTGGGCATTGCTGCTGCCCTGGTAGACCGCGTTCCAGCTTTCTCTGATCCTAGCCGGATCTTTTACTACTCCGGGATGTTCCAGTACTCCGCCCGGACTGGCCCCATTAGAAAAGAACTTAGCCCCGTATTCCTCGGTGGCAATTGCCATGCCGATTGCGTTCTTGGCCATAGCGATAGGAGAGTAACCAATAAGGCCATCGAAGCCTAGGCCGGGAATATGCAGAACATCTTCCGGCCTTAAGATAACATATCCAGTATCCTTTCTATATTCATAGTAGAGCTGCCCGTCAGTTGTCCTGTTCACTGTCACCCGATCGGGCAGCAGAGGATATAGCGCAATTACCTTCCCCCGTCCGTCCCGGATTATCTGAGCATAAGCATTTCCCCATAATAAAAGATGACTCATCAGTGTCTCTCTGAACACAAATGAAGTCATCTCCGGGTTGGGCTCGTCATGGAGCAGATAATACAGTTGGTGGCTCGTATCCTTCTCTTTACCGCTAGCTGTGTACTTATATGTATGAAGCGGCAGGCTGGCAATAGTCTCAGCCAGTATTCTTACACAGGCATAGACCGCTGTAGTCTGCATTGCCGTTCTTTCATTGACCGTTTTACCACTTGAGGTGGTACCAAATAAAAAACTGTATGGGCTTGACCAAAAAGTATTTTTGGGGCTAGCCCTTGACTGAAAAAATCTCGCCAAAAACGGTATTCTCATTGTTCATCCTCCTAAAAATGGGCATGAAAAAAGCACCTCAAAGGAGATGCTCAATATTTATTATTCTTCCCTGAAACTAACATCAATTACACAAAACGCTATTGCAGATGCAATCATATTTTTCATACTTTTTGAAGTACCCTTTTTCAGCAAAATATTTCCGTGATATTTATTTCCTGGTATGTCCCTTCGTTCATAAGACAATAGTCCTTTAGTTTGAGGTTTCTTACACAATCTATCTAATTCACTTCTTGATAGAATTGCACCACCAATTTTAAACTGAAATTCTCCATTATCCTTCTTCTGATCGAAAATTAGGTCTAAAGCGCCTTGGTCATCTTGCCAATTAATAGAAGCCTCATCATTATCATCGTCTCTATCAGGATTCTCACCAAATTCATTAAACAATCTGGCATTAGGATAGTCATTTTCTAGGTAAGATGTATTTGGTATTCCCCTGATAAGCTCATTAGGATAACACATTATGTGTTCTCCAATATATATTTAAGTATTTTTGCAATTACTGATCGATAATCCTCTATCCCTAAATTGCCAGTAACACTGAACTCTTCTAAATTTCTATTTGTAATCATAAACCACATTGATTCTGACTCTTCTTTATCAAGAGTAAATCCAACCCGAATATCTTTAAAAATCCATTCCAAGAAAATTGA